AACCTAAATGTGTATATTCAGAAACAAATCTAGAATTTGTAATTATATATTTACCAACTTTAACACCTGGTTTATCTGAGACTTTAGTTGGGTCTTCTATAAAAACTCTGTCTTCAGCCAAAGAATTAACTTCGTACCATTTGTTTGCAGGACTTAGAAAATCATCATATGAAGGAATACCATTATAATTTGTACCATCTTTTAAAATTACACTTGTTATTGATAAGACATTTTGTTCAGGTAAAAACACTTCTAAAAATGGTCTCGCGTCTTGAGCGTTAACTGTCTTTCTAAAAACTTTAGTAGTTCCATTAACAACAGTTTCTCTTTTTGTAATTGTATAATTTATTAAATTATTGTTATTATCAAAATTTGGTATTTTTAATCTATTAGGTCTTCCTAAAGAATTAAATGGCGATGAAAAATCAACATCATCAACAGTTTCAAATACTTGTCCACCACCAATAAATTGAGCTCCTCTCCTTAAAAATCCACAATATCTTAAATCTTCTTGGTCCCCCAACGCAGGTACAGTTATACTAATATCAAGTATTGCAACTGATGGTCTAACATTTGGAATTTTTAATCCATATGTTCTTGCGATGTTATAAATTGAAGACCTTTGTTGTGCGTACTGTAATACCGTTTCTTGAATACTTCTATCAATATTATAGTAAAGGTTGTCAGTGACAGCGGCGTTCAAATCCATCATAACTGAAAAAATTGAAGCGTCGTTGAAATTTTGTACTACAGTCGGATAATACGTTTTTGTGTAATTAATAAGTTCGGTCCTTATCGCTTCAAAATCTTTTACTGTGTATGATATTTTTTTGTTGGCCATATTTTTAAATATTAATTATGACAAAGTCACTACTTTCAAAAGTATTGTTTTTTATTTTATAATCAATCCTAACTTTTGCAGTATAGTCTCTAACCCCTTGTCCGGGTATATTATAAGTATTATTAATTACCGTACCATTACTTAATACTACTTTATCAAACTCTTCATCTGTTGCCGCGTAAACTTTAACTGAGGTAATAAGTAAATTTGGCATATAAGTTTCACAAGCGGTTCTAATATCAGATTCAATATCCCCAAAAGAAAGTCCGTCTAAAGGATTGAAAATATATTCATAAATTCTTGTACCAAATTCAGGTAAAAAATATCTTGAGCCTTTTCTAGTTAAGATTAAATGTATTAAACTACTTCTAATTTCTTCATCAGAAGTTTCTGACAAATCTAAATAGAACCCATATGGAGAATCTCTAAATGGAAAATTAATACCGTATGTTATTGGGCTTGGCATATTACATAAATATAATGTTGTAAAATTTTAAATAAAATAAAAAATCCCAATATGTATTGACTCAAATCAAAACAATAATTTTACCATTAATAGTTTTTGGAATATTGTTTTCGTATTCAAATTCTACAAATTTTTGTTTTAACAAGTATTCTGTTATAAAATCGTTAATTGGATAATAATTTAAACAATCCACGATTAGTTTTTCTTTTGAGGTGTACTTATAATACCCTACCTCATAGTCCCATATCGTCAATGAATTTTTTGTGGGACTTTTTGTAAGAAGATTTACTTTCGTCATTAACATCTGTTGTATATTGCCAATTCCAATATAGTTTCTTATTCGGTTTAAATCCATAGAATTTGTGAGCATCCATTTGAGTTTCTGTAACATTCTCACCATTCCAATTTTGTCCAACACAAATAAATCCTGTTTCAATATCTTCAACTATATTTTTTTCACCTAAAGTAGTATGTCGGGTTTCAATCCAATTTAATCTTTCAATCAAATTTTGATAAAACATATTAGCTTGTCCCCATCTTACTGAACTAAAGAATATAACTGCGTCAGATTCAAAAAGTTCTTTAGATATTTTCCAAAGTTCATCTGTTTTATTGTTTAAACTCGCCCAACATCTGTGATATCCTGAAGGATTTTTCTTATCATCTTTAAGTAACGATTTTAAAAGTCCACAAGTGTTACCTTCTTTTCTCGACACATTACCTTCACAAGGAAAAATCTTGAGTTCTGAAACATCAATAAAAACTGATTTATCACCTAATTCTTCATTCAAATACATTGCGATTAATTTTGATTTAGGTACGTCGACTTTTTTAGGGTCCCAATTAAACCTATTTGAACAACTTAACAATAAAACTTTTTTCTTATTTTTTAAAATGTCTAAAGTCTCTTTTAGTTTTTTTGCACCATCCTCTTGCACTAAATCTTCCAAAAGCATCATTTTTCTTATTTTCTCAATTTCTTCCTGAATAATATTAGACATACCGATAAATAGTTTATAAACAAAAAAAATCCCGACCTAGCTCGGGATAACACATCGGATGTTTTAAAAATTTAAGATGAACAACCAAAACAATCAAAATCACTATTCTCAGGTTTTGGAGGTAAATTCATATAACTGTAGTCTACCTTTGGTGGTTCTGGTGTAGGATTTGGTTTATTAATTTTTGAAGTATCAATCGCCAAATGTTTAGCCCCTGTTGAGATTGCCTTTGTTCTAACATAATAACAAAGTGTTTTCAATCCCTTTTCCCATCCATAGAAATGTGATGATGAAATCTTTGACAATGTTGGGTTACCCATATAGATATTCATTGATTGTGATTGGTCAATAAACGGAGCTCTGTCGGCCGCCATTTCAATCAATGATTTTTGTGAGATTTCCCAAATTGTTTTATACTTGTTAATTAAGTGCTCAATTCTTTTAACTTTTGAATTGTACTTCTTATCTTCTTGGTCAAGGTAGTTGTTGAAATTAATGTTTTGGATTGAACCTTCGTTCATTATGATTTCGTTTTTCAAATCCTCACACCAAATTCCAATCTTTTCAAAGTCATTAATCAAATACTTGTTAACAATCATAATCTCTCCACCAACTACACGTCTGTTAAAGATTGCTGAGTGAGCGGGTTCTGTCATTTCATATGAACCTGTAATCTTCGCTGAAGATGCTACAGGCATTTGAGCTGTAAATAATGAGTTACAAACACCATATTTACTAACATTCTGTTTAAGAATTCCCCAAGGCCATCTTCCTGATAACTCATCTTCTTTTAATCCCCACATATCAAATTGGAACACTCCTTCTGACATTGGTGACCCTTCAAAGTGAACGTATGGTTCATACTTACCATCCATACACAATCTGTTACTTTCAGTGATTGCCGCGAAATAGATTGTTTCAAAAATCTCTTTATTCAACTTACGAGCTTCATCAGATGTGAAGATGTAATCCATCAAATAGAATACGTCAGCAAGTCCTTGTGTTCCGATAGCAATTGCTCTTTGTTCCAGTCCACCCTTACGACCTTTTTCAGTTGAGTAATTGTTGATGTTAACAACTTTGTTTAACGCTCTTACAACTTTACGAGTTTCTTCGTATAACCCATTAAAATCAAACTCACCATCTTTTACATAGTTCTTTAACACCATAGATGAAAGAGTACAGATTGCAGTTGTATTCTCGTCAGTATATTGGTAAATCTCATTACAAAGATTTGATTGTTTAATTACACCAATATTCTGATGATTTGTCTTTTTGTTAGCATTGTCTTTAGAACAAAGATATGGAACACCAGTTTCAATTTGAGATTCAATAATCTTATTCCAAATTTCTTGGGCCTTAACTTTCTTACCTAATCCTAACTCAACTGCCTTGTCGTAATTTGACTCATATTCATCACCATAAGATTCTTGTAACGGTTTGATACCCGCTTTAACAATATCATTAGGACAGAATAAATACCAATTGTCATTGTTCTTAACCGCATTCATAAAGTTGTCAGGAATCCAAAGTGCGGTGAACAAATCACGAGCTCTCAATTCCTCAGCACCTGTGTTCTTTTTAATATCCAATAAATCAAAGATATCTTTATGCCAAGGTTCCAAGTAAATTGCTGCGGAACCTGGTCTACGTCCTTGTTGGTTAAAGAAACGAAGTGACTCGTTAACAATCTTCAAATACTTTAACAATCCACCAGCATATCCTCCAGAAGATGTTATACGACTCTCCTTACTACGAATGTTAGACATTGATAGTCCGATACCCGCAGCGTCTGATGAATAGGTTGAGATGTCTCTCATAGTATTTAACAAACCTTCACGAGAATCCGAATCGTTATAATGAAGAACACAAGACGCCAATTGTGGAACCTTTGTTCCAGCATTAATCATAATCGGGGTTGCCGGAGATATTCTTTGGGTGGATAAAGCTTGGTAATATTCCATAGCCTCTTCAAATGTATTGGTCACCCAAAGAGCAACTCTCATGTACATATGTTGTGGTCTTTCAACAACTTTTCCATTTGGTAGTTTTAACAAGTACATTTCGGCGAGTGACCTCCAAGCAAAATAGTCAAAGTTATAATCATTATCGTGATTAATTACCTCATCAATTTTACTAGGCCCATAAGATTCGACAATCTCCATTAATTCATTACTTACAATACCATCAACGTGTAAGGTATGCATCGTATTTGAAAAACTTGGGTCAGTTTCTTTGTGGTATGACGAGATTGCAACAGATGAAGCTAAACGAGAGTAATCGTGATGACTACCTGTAAACGCCGCAGCAATTTCATAAATTAACTTATCTAAATCTTTGGTAGTGATAACCCCTTCAGTTGGTACTGAAGTGATTACTTTAATAAAGATTTCGTCAGAATTAACATTTAAACCTTTTGAGGCTCGTTTAATTCTTTGATAAATTTTCTGTGGATTAAACGACGCATCGTCCCCACTACGTTTTTTAATTCTTAATGACATCATAGTTTAAAAAGATAGTAAATTAAAAGTCATCAGTAAAGGAGAGAGTCTCATTTAACTTTGCTTTTTGATATTCAACTGTACGTGATTCAAAGAAGTTACCCTTTGTTTCAACTGCAATTTGTTCCATAAATTTAAATGGTTGTTCAACATTAAATTGTTTTTTACAACCAAACTTAATTAATAATCCATCAACAACAAACTCAAGGTATTGTTTCATAAGATTTGAATTCATACCAATAAG